ACCATGTAGGCTTTCTTCCATGTTGTCTTGATTTTTTCTTCATCTCTAGCGAGAGTGCCAAACCAAAACCACACTCCGGCTTGATATGGCCCAAAGAAAATCCAAACAAATGTCGACAATAACACAATGGCGAAGGTGTGAGTGTCTTTGGTAAGAAGCAAACCAGCGGCATGCATAGGCTGAGGGGCTGTGAAAAGACTAAATAGCTCCAGTGCCTCCAATGCTTGGGGAGAAAGAGTAAAACCCGTGGTAGTTACTGACGTGGTCTCTGGTCCATAAAGGATTTCAACGTGATCTTTGGCCATCTCAGGGGTAAAACCATGAGAAAGGCACCAATTGTATCTGTCTTCCCTGGGACCTTCCGTACAAACGACTTCATTCATGAAAGGTAAGTCATCATCAAAGACCCCATCGTACAATTCCCCCAGGTAATACTTGTCTAAATAATATTGTTGATCGTATATCTTAACATTATAAACGTTCTTACTCTTCAAGTAACCGATGTACTTGTTGAAAGTAGCTTCATCATGTAAAGCTAATTCTCTTACTGCAGAATCTACTTTTTGTTTCATATGCACGCTAAGTTCTATGCTATCGGAAGGTAAAACAAAGCACAAATTCTTCAATATAGAATCTAGATCTAAAACTCCAATGTGCGTTCCGTCAAAGAATCTAGGTCTACGCTTAAGAAAAACGTAATCCTCTTTCTTGTCAAACAGTCTAGAGACTCCACTTTTACCAGCATCAGTAACTTCGTAGCCATAATTCGCGAAGATTCTTTGAACAAGATCTCCATTCATATTGGCATCGTTAGTGGACAAGGTAGAATCGTCTCCTCCACATTGCAAGAAATTCTCAGACCTGAAAGGTTTGGTACTGACGCACATCCAACAAACTCTGTAGAGGATGGACAATACCATGCAATTGAAAATAAAAGTGACATAGAGGCCACTTCCCATTCCTTCGACAAAGAAGTAAAGATCGTTCTTGATTTCTCCTACGGAGAAAACGGTTTCAAGTACAATCATTTGAACTTGCTTCTTGTCTGCTTCGGTGTAACCAAGATCATCTGCAATTTGAAAGAAAATCTTTGCGACTCTCTCCGCTATGAAAGACCGGTGAGAAGAGTCCATATGTTTGATGTCGTTGAAAAGGCAGTATTTTCTCTCGAGAAACAATCGGTAAGAAGAGTCAAAGTCAACAGAAGCAGGATTCCAAGCTCCATAGGCTTCAAAGAACTCTTTGTTCCTATACAAGTGACGTATAATTGGAGCAAGATATTTTCTGGCTACCAACAGAGGAACTAAGTCGGAAACCATGAAGTACCTGAACTTCAACCGGCTATTCTTGTCTTCGGTTACAGGCTCGTCTTTAAGAGCCCACCTTTGATAAGAAACGATTTTGTTACCTTGGGAATGTTGTTCAACATACAAGATGATGGAATTAACCAAATCAGGGTCAATGAGCTCGCCCTCCATAAGATCTTTCTTAGTAGAATAGAACTTACGGGCGTTACCTAACGAGGACTTGAAATTTATCGATTTAATCAAAGGATCTCCATCAACACCGTAAATGGTTTGTTTCAAAGACAAAGGAGTTGATTTTTCTGGCATAGGTCTGTCTCTCAAGTAATCTTCGACAGCATCGTCTAACATGCTAAGACAAAGATTCTTAGGACTGAACATAAATGAATCTATCTTGTGAGTGATTGGACTCTGCCAAAATCCTTGCTTCTCAAAGCCTTCATTCTCTAGATTGGCTATCACTTTTCGCTCAAACATGTTCTCAATGAGATCATCGTGATAAATAGTCTTTATGTGGCAGCTTTTAGACTGGCTGCTACTAAGATTACCTAAACTGCCAATAACATCAGCAGGAACACTATGAGTCTCATGATACTTAGGAGGTCTGAGAGTGATCATCTGAGTTCTCTCGTGAAGATAAGCGGGTTGTTCGTAGCACTGAGCTATAACAGTCCCCACGTGTTCATCTTTTAGAGTTCTAAGG